CTTCAAACGCTGCCGGAACTGATGCGTATCGATTGGAATAAGTAACGACTGGCTGGCCAGCATCGTCCTGCGCGGTCGTTACCTTGCGGATGGTGATCCGCTCTCGCCTCTTCCCTGTCCGGCCAACTCTAAATGTCATGGATAGCTCGGCCTCATCCAGCGCCGTATAATTCTTTCATATGCTGCTTCGCTGTAAATGACGTCGTTAGAAAGCTGGTCGCGATTCTCAAATAGGTAGCCGATCTTTAGCAGCATCGCCTGCCGCAAGGATGCCGGAACGGTCGCCGCAGATGTGTAGCCAGCAACGTAGGTCACTTTAACCGCATCCCATCGGGTTGCAGTCGTCGGCCAATCTTCCTCGTACTGTAGCTCGATCCGCTCCTTCGCTGGATTGAGTTGCCAGATGGAAGCGGATAGCGTCCTGAGCACGTTGCCATCGTCGTAATACTGCACCGACGTAACCGATTGAACGGGTCGCCGCTGCAACTGGATGGCCTCGTAGAATCCAGGTTGGATATGCTCAACCGTCTGGGTAAGCATCGCGATTCCGCAATCACGCTCTACGGAATCGCGGGCAACTTCAATCAGCAACTGCAACTGCTCATCGTGGGCGTCGTCCGCCTCCAGCAACTCCAGTTGCTTTTTTGCCTGCTTGATCGATACCGGCTCGCTGGCTGGTGGCGTCAGAATTCTGGTATGAATTTCCTGCATCGTCCAACCTCTTGGCGAAACCCAAATCGATCATCAACAAGGCTTGCCCAAGGGGAGGCCGCAGGCGGTGACCCGCCTGCAACCCATTCCACCCTTGGACTAACTCAACGTCTAGTTCATCCATGGAATCAACCACGAATAACCGAACCGCTGGCGATGCCAGCGACCGTGCCATCGTTCACGCTGTTGCGGGACAAGACAGCAACGGCGGCAAGATAGGTTCCGGTCGATCCGTCGCCAGCCGTTGCAACGATGTTCCAATATCGCTTTTTCCCCCGAAGATCGACTTGAAAAACGAATAGCTTGTTGTCGTCGGTTGCCGATGGCAACGAGGTAGCCGCCCCTGCGATGTCAGTTCCGCCAGAGAAGTTCAAGCCGGTAACGTCCGCCAGCGTGCCGGATACGTCACCGCTTTGCAGCTTCAAAGCCGCCATCGCGATATCGGTTGCACCAAGGGCACAAACCACCGTAAGGTAGTTAAATCCCTTGGTATCAACTTCAACGCTGGTGAAGCTCGCATTGTCTTTGATGACAGCGGGCGGAACGATGTTGGAGAATTTTACGTCCTGATTGTGGTTCATCTTCTAGCCTTTGCTGTGATGGAATTCGATGGAAGAAAAGCCAGCCCAGCAAGTAGCCAGGCTGGCTCGGAATTAGAAAGATGGACTAGGCCATCTTGAGGGCAACGATTGGACCGGCAGCGGATGCGGTGCCGACTTCATGGACCACAATGTCCAATCGCTCGGTTGCTCGCAATCCGATCTGGTCGAATTCAAAATAGCGGCTTGCATCAGCCTGCACGTTGATGCCTCGACGGGTGCCCATGGTGGCCGCAAGTCGCAGGTCGCCAATGAATCCGTAGGTCGCTCCCGATTGCGCCCCAAGCGTCACCGGCATCACCTGAGTGAATACCACCGGATAGCCAAGGAACTGGAGAGTCGGACCATTGCCGAGGTCAACAACGCTGTTGCCACCAGCCGCCACCTGCAATCGTGCCATCGAAGCTTCGTAGCCCTGCTTGCTAACAAACCAAGCGGACTGCATTCCGTTGTAGAATGGAAGCTTTGCCACTGCCGAATGGAAGTCCGCAAGGGTCAACGAACCGTAAGAGGTGGCTGACGCTGCGGTTGAAACAGAGCCAGCCAGCACGGCATTCTTAACCCCCACGATTCCGCCGTAGGTGGAGGTGCCGTCGCCAAGGAATCCGCATTCGTCTTCCTTCACGCTGAACGCCCACGCCATTTCCTGCGCCAGCGTATCAGCGATCGAAACAATCGCATCCTCGCTCAGCTCATTGGAAACACGGGTCAGTGCCGAAAGCTTCTTCGCGACAAGCTTTGCATTCCCGACCGCCATATCGCTGGCGGTAGTTTCGGAATTTTCGGAAACGAAATAGGCAGTCACCCCGCCAATCCGTCGGGGAATATCCAAGGTGTCGGCGGTCATCGGCACGTTGCGGACATTCTGCCGGAAGACGCCATAGCTTTCCCGCAGGTCAACGATTGCCGATTCCATTGGCGAAGGAACAAGGAAGCCGCCCTTGTTGTTGTCATTTTCGCCCATGGCCGCTTTGATGCCATGATCCTTGCACCATTGCTTGGCCTGCTCGTTGCCAAGGTAGGCACGAATTGCCTGCCCGGAAACGTAGGCATCTTCGTCGCTCTTGAATGCCTGCAGTGGACCTGTCCGCATGGCATGCGAAGGAATCTTGATCTTGACGGCCTTGGGGTCGCGGTCCAGCGATTCGCTGGCCTTGCGGCCAACGTTGGAAGCCACGATCGCTTCCACCTTTTCGGCTCTTGCCAATTCAACCTTCAACCGGTCGATCTGCCCCTGCTTGTCACCAGCTCCCAAGATGCCGTCGATCTCTGCCGACTCTTCGGCAGACAGGTCGCGGGCTTCGCTGGTCGCCACGTCGGTAATAGCCTTTGCCTTGACGGCTAGCCCTTCAATTTCTTCGCGCAGTTGCTTGCTGTTCTTCATCGCTTGCCCTTTCAGATGTGTCGGCAAGCGTCAAAACGAAAACGGCGATCGCTGCCGACTGATGGTACTTCCACACAGTCACATTGCGTCGATCGCCGCTAACGAGTTGCGAACAACTATTTCGGGACAATCTAAACTAGATTGTCAATCTGTCAAATTTTTGATAGGCGAATCCTGGCGGCTAGTAGCTTTGGCGTTCCTTTGGTCCTAGCTCCTGCTTCGCTCTTTTGCAACAATGCCGATGGCGTTTTAGCAAACCGCCCCTCCGCAACCTGCACCTGCTCATTGGTCGCATTGCCAACTTCATCCGCAAACCCTTCGGCTACCGCATCAAGGGCGGTATACCATGTCTCTTCCTGCATGATCTTGCGGATGTCCTCTTCGCTCTTGCCCGATCGCTCGGCATACGCTGGCACCATGGAGGAGGTATAAACGTCCAGCGTATCGGCGGTCTTGCGGATCGCTGCCGCATTGCCAACAGCCATAGTCCAAGGATCATGGATCATCATGCGGGCATTAGCCGCGATGGTTACTTTCTCCCCTGCCATGGCGATGTAGCCCGCGATCGATGCGGCTAGTCCGTCGATCGCAACATCGACCCCGCCCGGATGCCTCTTGATTGCGTTGTAAATTGCTGCCCCTTCGTCGACCGATCCTCCCGGCGAATTGATGCGAAGCAATACCCGCCTGCCTTCCATCTGCTTCAGGCCAGCGATTACGCTGGTTGCGTCAATCATGCCAAGCCATGCTGGGCCAATGTCATCGTAGAGAAAGATTTCATTAGTCTTGCTATCGACTGCAAACATGGTTTAACCTTTCAAGATAATCGTTGCCAATTCTTCCGCTCGACGTTCCGGCCAATCTGCTACGATCTGCCCAACCTCGGCGGCTAATTCTTCGTTGGTCTTTACTCGCCCCGATGCCTCGATGAGTTGCCGCTTAGATTCTTCGCAATGATGCGAAGCAAGGTTGGGATCTCCGCCGACTTCGGCAATGACTTCGGCAAGCTTGCCTTCCCAGCTTGCATAGAATTTTTCCGCCCAGTCTGCGAAGTTCTTTTGCCTGCATCCGTCAACTGTTCGCTTGGCTTCAACTCCAAGCAGGTTCCGCAGTCGGCTAACCACCGCCCGACGCCCCGCCGTTCCCTGCGATTCATCTTCCGGCGAATCATCGTCTTCATCTTCTGGCGAGTCATCCGGTTCTTCGACGATAACTTGTCGCGTATCAATCGATGGATTGGCATACTCATCGCCCCCCTCGTATGGATTCAAATCAAGCATAGCCCTGGCTTCATTCGGACTAATCACCCTGGCCGTTATGTAGGTTGATATGATTTGAGATTGTGCTTGCGAATCAGCTCGCAACAATGCCCGATCGGTAAACTTGAAGTAATGCGAATCAGTCCGCTTTTCTCCGTCGCTCAGTAGCTTGTAGTCTAGTTCCTGTTCCCATTTAACAAGCCAGCGCATCAGCGTATCCAAAAGATATGCAAGCTTCTTTTGTTCCAGGCTGTTGTAGGATACGCTCGCATTGTCTCCTAAGATCGACTCCAGCCCGAACAATAGGGCGATATCCTGACGGCTAAACGCTCTTTGCTCGATCATCTGCATGTCAACGCTGCTCATGCTAATCACGTTGGCCTTAATGCCTTCACGCAATAAGCCGATCTGCCCGGCCTTTTCGCTTCCGTTGTGGTGCGATTTGAACGCCTCCACAAATCGCTTGGCGTCTTGCTCGTCGGCAAACGCTCCTGCCGGTGCCTCAAGTAGAATCGATCCGGCAAAGCCTTTACTTAGCTGGTTCTCTAAGCTTCGCTCGCTATCGATGGCGATTCGCAAAGTTCGCTTGTGCGTCGGGATGCTACCCTTTCCATCGATGCCATCAAAGGAAATTCCTTTGATATGCAGGACGTCCGCGTCGGGGATAATCAGCATATCATCTTGCTGAATCACGAACTGTCGAAACAAGCTTTCCCGGCTGTCGCTGGCTGGCTTCGTGACGTGATACTTTTCTCCACGGAACACCACGCAAACCGTATTGTCTGGATGCAATGGCAGGATCTCCATTGGACGCCCCGACGCATCCCGCACAATCCACGATCTAGCATTGCCCCATAGCAAGGCGTGGACCATGGAAAGTTCTTTCCAATCGAACGCGGAAAGAAGTGGCGTAGGTCTGTTGCGGACTAGGTTATAGGCTGGATGGTCGGTTGCCTTCTCCGCCCCTCGATCCAGCCTCCGATAGACGTGCAATGGCAACTGCCCGACGTGCCCGCCTATCTTGCTGATCGCATGCCACACCGCCGGAATGCTGATCGCTTCTTCCGGTCCTACGTGCTTGCTGTCCTCCATGCCTCCAAGCATGGAACCAATTGCATTTCGTAGCGTTCGCCAAGTCAAAGCCATTTGCAATTCCTCAGAATACAAACAA